TGGTGTTCCCACCTCAATTAGACGACCCACATCGCCCAATCATCTAACCACTTTCCCTACAGCGTTGCCCTCGGTACTAAAGGTTAAACGGTATCCCGCTTGTGTACTCGACCTCGATTATCCTAAGACAATCAAGACGCAAACCATATAACACAAATGGTTCACTTTATCCCACTTTCGTGGTTTATTTTAATGGACCATACACGGCCCATTGAACTCTTCGTTTCACAAATTTTAAAGAAAAGGGGGTTAATCTTTTTTTTTAAATTTTGTTTGAACAATTTGTTCGTTTTAAATTTCAAAGAACGTTTGTGATTTGAATACTGAGTATCTTTCATCACCTATAAGTTTCAAATCTTTTACAAATTTATGTATTTAATTTGAGACTGTCAAGTTTTTTTTAAACTTTTTCTACAAAAACATCTTCGGTTCCGTAGTAGTTTGCTCTCACACTTGCAAAGATTTCATTTGAAGTATAAAGTTTTCTTCCTTTATCGTCAAAATAATAAAAAATCTCTGAAATGTTGATTAAATCTTCACTCATACTTTCAATTTTTCAAATTATACAACGGGTCGTTTCCCAATTGTTTTACAAATCTAATACTATTATTTTGATTTGTCAAACATTACAATAAAAATTTTTTGATTTTTTTATAATAAATATAAATATATCTTTGTTTATCAAAAGTTTTATTGTTTTTAAATTTTTTTTAAATATTTATATAATGTGAAAATTTTAGTCAAAGATAACATTTTTAATTGTAAAGTCGTCGCCAATACTGATTCAATTCAGAAAGGTATGATGGGTAAAAAGTTTGATAATAATTTTGATGGTATGTTATTTATGATGCCAGAGAAAAAAACCCAAACTTTTTGGATGTACAATTGTATTATTCCTTTAGATATAATAATGATTGACGGTAATGTAATTACCAAAATAAATCATAATTGTCTTCCTTGTGATGATGAAGAAGATTGTGAAATGTTTGAAGGATTTGGAAATACTGTTTTGGAGCTTAATGGTGGCACTTGTAAAGAATTAGACATTAAAGAGGGTGACAAAATTAAAACCTCAATGTTTTAACTATTTTCAATTTTTTTATTTAAAATATCCACAAAAGTATTTTTCATATCTTTTACTAAATCCGAATAAGTTCTTTTTGGTGTGTTTTCCATTTCATCTTCAAAGTTTATACCTTCTCTTCTTATCTGATTAAGAGCCGTTTCAATTTGTTTTTCTGACAACTTTCTAAATCTTAAAAGTTTTTGTTTAATGTCTTTAACAAAATTATTATCTCCTTCATAATTTGCAATAGGTAATGTTTCTTCAGGTAAATCTTTAGTGTATGGTTTATCATATCCACTATATAGGAAGTTTATTCCTGATATGTTGGTAATACATTTATGTCCTCCTGAATTTGCTTTCAAAAAGTCATAACCATTAATAGTTTGCTTTTCAGAATCAAAAGAAGGCATTTTACCATATAACGCCATCATATCTTTTGATGTGAAACCAACTGACTCAGGTGTTGCCTCTCTTTCTGCAATTCTTTTAATAACTCTAAAACTTAGTATTTCTTTTTCTAATTCAGGTTTGAAAATATTTAAAACCTCATCTTTGATTTCACCTAAGTTTACACCTTTAAGTGCTCTTTCTTCTTTAAATGGATTACAAGATGCTTGAACCATACCAACTTGCCCACCAAGACCAGTCACTAAAAAGTCAGCGTCAGGGTGTATTCTAAATGGTACATATCTATCATAAGAACCTTTTCTCATACTACCAAGACCGAATTGTGAAATAACATTTCCTGTTTTTTCTATTGCCCCTTCTTTCTTTCTTGCTTCTATAAATTTTTCTTGATTTTGTGTCATAGTTTCAACCGTGGCATATCCTTGTTCTTTTGCTAACTTTTTTATGTTATTCAAAATACTAAGTAGCGATGGTTTTGATTTCATTACTAAAGTTTCTAAAAAGTTTGGGTTATTTTTATAAGCTAATAGTAACTTATTAACCACCAATCCCATTAACATTTTATTCTGTTTTAGTGAACTATCTTTATCAAATTTATATAAAAAGTTCATTACCATTTCTGGTGTTATTTTATTAACAGCGAAGTTTGCAGAATCAACAGTAGAAATCAAAAGTATATCATCAGATGGAAATATTTCTTTGGGTGATAATACTTGTGATATTGTTTCCACGTTGGACCTTGCGTGTCTAAAACTTGTTGCAGTATCGTCTTCAACACCGGCTTGACTATCGTGATGGTCTGTATGAATAACAAACATTGGCTTACCGTGTGCAAAATCAACTAACACCGGCATAATGTTTCCTTCACCTTCAGGTTTTTTTATTGCAAATTCTTTTGAGCCGTACTGTATTACTTCGCATTCAACCACATCAATACCATTTTGTTCCAAATAGTTTTTCATGGCTATTGCCGTTGTAACACCATCTAAGTCTTGATGAAAATAAATTTTAGCCTTTTTGTATCTTTTAGCAATATTTTTAATATCTCTAATTCCTGATTCTTTAATCAACATTTTAAGTTGACTTTCAGTTATAATAATTTTCATATTAATAAATACCCATAAAAATAAAAACCCACTATAACGGTGGGTTTTCTTGTAAGGTTTCTAATGTTTTGAAGTATTCAACTCTTGTTCTTGCGATATTTGTATAATTTTCACTTAGTTCGATTCCTAACCATCTTCGGTCAAGTATTTGTGCTGCCACTAAACTGGTACCACTACCTGCGAATGGGTCCATAACTATATCGTTCTTGTAGGATAGTATCTTAATCGCTTTGGTTGGAATGTCCATCGAGAACGTTGCCTTGGTGAGTGATTTAGTATCTGCAAAGTAATTCCACTGACCAAACACAAGTTCCATAAACTCTTTCTTATCGTTTTCTTCATAAACATTTTTAGTTCTTACAATACCATCTTTATTTTCAACCTCGGTGGGGACCCCTTTCCATTGTGGTTCTCCTTTAACTTTTTTAATATGATGTTTTTTATATGCTAAAATAACACACTCTTTTGGGTTGTAGATATAAGGTGATGATGGGCTCATCCAAGAACCCCAAGCTGTAGTTTTACTTCTATGTGGTGATTGTTCTTCAAGGTCGACAATACCAAAAAAACCAAATCCAATTTCTTTCATGATTTGCCACATTTCAGAAACAAAGAAAATACGTCCACCTTTTTTTTGTCTATTAATTTCATAGGGAATATTGAGACTTATTCTACCGTCGTCTTTTAATACTCTGTACGTTTCACTTAACCACGCCTTTGCAAACTCAACATATTCTGTGAACTCTACATCATCTTCATGTACATCGTAATCAATTCCTACACCGTATGGTGGGCTTGTAACAACCAAATCAATACATCCTTCTGGTAATGTTTTCATTACCTCAATGCAATCTCCGTTAATTATTTTTCCTGTTTCTATCATCTTAAAATATCATTTTTATTACTTCACCAACTAACATCCATGTCATCATTAACCAAAATAAAATTATACATCCCGCAATAATTCTATATCTTCTTTCTATGTTTTTTTTAATTTTCATACTAATTGTGCTATTATTTGTGCTAATTTATATCCCGTAAATGCTCCCGCCGCTGCCGAACCAGGTAATACAACGAATTTACCTAACATGGTTTCATATTTTTGTCTATTTACAATGTAAGAAATCAATACGTAATAAACAATATAGTTAATTAAAACCATAAAGTCCAGTTCTTTTGCCGCAAAAACTACTATTGAATTACCTAAAAATCCCCACATAAAATTTATAAGGGTTTCTCTTAATAATTCATTTGGTGTTGTAAGTGCGTCCCAAACATTTATTTCTTTATCAAAACCTGTTTTCTTTTTCAATCGTTTCGATGTGGTGTTGGAGGTACCAGAGGGCCTTTCTGAGGTCTTCGAGTTCTTTATCTTTTCCTTTTTTTCCTGCACGTGATATATATTTTACTGTATTTCCTAAACTAAATCCTAAATCCCAAGCATCAATAACTTTGATGGCTTCATATTCATTATTTTTACCAAATTGGTAATGGTCAGGGTGATTAACCATTTCTTTTTGTTCCATTATTCTTCTCTATATTCTTTTAATAATTCTTCGTTGGATAATGTTATGTTGGTTTTTTAAGATTTGTTCTTTGTTTAAAAATCTCATATTAAACCCCATCTTCGTTTGTTTTAATATTATTCAAAAAATCTTCTAACTTAGATATTTCTTCTTCAGTTGGTTTTAACTTTTCTAAGTCTGAATCGATTTCCATTTTACCAGCAGCAACAGATAAAACTTCATTTTCAACTTTACCTTCTAACTCTAAAAGAACTCTTCTAACTTTAGAACCAAAATCCATGTCGTTTGGATAATCTTGAGCTAACTTTTTAAGAATGTTATAAAAATTAATTTCCATATTTTAATAATAATTTATTATATTTTTTTTGTCAAATTATTAACCTCAATAAACTTTGACTGGTTTATGTAATTCATTACTTTTCTTTTGGCGATTGGTAATAATGTTTCTCTTAGAGGAAACTGATTTGTGTGTACAACTTTGAATAAAATTAAATTTTTATGCACATCTTTATCTTCTAAATTTTTTATTAGGGGTTTTTTAATATCGGCAAAACATCCTTCAAAAGTATCATCTTCAGATACACAAATTTTTTTTATTAAATTTTTTGTTTCTACTGAGTTCTTTTTAATTGGTTTTATAATAAATTCATAAAGGGTAAATTTATCATCATACTCAATATAAAATAGTCCTTGTTTTTTTGAAGTTGCGTTTTTGTTTTGTATTACCTCTATAGAAATAGAATCATTTGCAATTTCCCAAATTGCCTTTGCCTGATTAAATTCGTCTTTTAGTTTTTCAGAGGAAAACAAACATATTTTAAATAACTCGTCAAGTTCTTCTTTTGAAAAAATAGGCACATTTAAAGGAACTAAATCGGTAATTAAAATTTCGTCGTCAGGTTCTTTTATTTGTCTATTTAAAGTTACGTATTGTCCTTTTTCAATAACAAGATTTATATTTGCCAAATGTAGAGAAATTTGTTGAAAATTGGGGTAAAGTTTTAAATTACTGAGATTTTTTTTAATTTTTTGTAAATAAGCTAAAAGAACATATTGTTTATGTTCAAAATCTATTGGCTCATGAAAAATCCAACTTGTTTCCATACTTAAAATGTAAGAAAAAGTTTCTAACCTGTAAATAAATTAATTGTATCTCATTACAATAAATGTCTTTCCATTTACATCAATTTCATCGTAGTCACCGTCATAACTACCTAAAATATCACCCCAAGAATCATTATTAATTATATAATCTATTACAGCCTCATTATCAACATAATATAAGATTTCATTTTTATCGAATCCTTGGTCAGATAAAAATGAATCAAATTCATCTTGATTATCGTCAACATAAGATTCAATTGCCGATTCTATTTCGTCTTCGTTGTAATCACCTTCTGGATTTTCTTCAACGTCTTTAATTAATTCTGTTATATCATCAATTTCTTCTTGGATGTTATTTTCGGTTTCCTCATCTAAATCTTCATTATTTATTCTTTGTTCTAATTTTTCGATTTTTTGTTTGTATATATTTAAAATTTTTTCTTGTTGTTGTGTTAAATCTTTTTTAATTCCCCAGTTTTCGGGGTCATCATAAATTGATTCTGATATATAATCTCTTAAAAAACCTCTAACCGACTCATTATCTAAATGGTCTTCCCAAACCCAAGGAGCAAACGCTTCATATCCAAGTTCATCTATTCTTCCCTCGATTGAACGTCTAGCTGCACTTTCTACTTCATCTTCACTAAATACCATCCATTCTGTGTCTCTACTTTCTTCACCTAACCAAGTAAAAAAACCACCACCGAAATGTGTGTAATTTTCAGGATAAATAAAATATTTGTCCTCAAGAACTTCCTCCTCACTAACTCCATCGTCATAATAAGACACTTTACTTTGATTTTCTAAATGTTCGTATAACGCCTCTGTTTGGTAGGATATTTTTTTTCCATTTTGAATATTCCAAGCGTTTTTCTTTCTTAGTTCATCTAAATAATTAAGTTTTTCTTGAAGTATTTTTTGTTGTCTTATATAATATCTTTTACTATTCCAGTCTCTAAGGTTTTTAGCCTTACTTTCATCAAAAACATCAACGTTACTATAACTAATATCTAAATTGCCTTCAATTTTAGAAAGTGAGTCAAGATTTTTAATTTCTTTGTCGTATTGTAAATCTAAATCACCGGTGATTATAATATCTTTATTTTTGTAATATTTTTTTAGTAATGCAACATCTCTATTGAAATAGGGCAAATTTTCTTTAAAGTCTTCAGGTGAAATCCTTATAACATTTTCAATCTGCTCATAAATGACCCTTTTTATTATTTTTTCTAATGACATATGTTATAAATATCTAAAAAAAGAATTGATTTATCTTTGAATGAATATAAATTACAATATAAGAAAATATTTATATTAAAATAAACCATTTAAAACTTTAAGTCATGGGATGCGGATGTAAAAACAACCAAACACAAACTCAAACACAAACACAGACTCAAACACAGAGTCAACAAAACAATAATTCAGTAAAACAAGCGGTTACTAGAATTGTTGAGAAGTATTATACGAAAAAGAAGTAATTTGTTTTTTTACTATTTAGAGTAATTTTTATTTTTTATAAAATTGTTTTAATAAAAATTAAATTAAAACAAAATGAATTACTTTGAAGTATATAATTTTTTAGATGGAAACAACTTATGTAACATTTTTGCCAACTTACTTGTTAATAAGTACGAAGAGTTGTCTCCAAATTCTAAAACCGAAATAAAAGTTATAAATTTAAGAAACTTTTTTGTAGTAAGAGGCGTAACTTCTTGTGAAGAAGTTTGTAACATTACAGAACTTTTTCAAAATTTTGTATCGAAATTCAAGTCGGAAATAACGCAAGATATAAGAGTAATTAATCTTATGACACACAATCCTGATTTTGATTTCAAGACAATTAATATATCACATTCATCCGATGTGCACATCAATAATCAAACATCTGAATTTACTGAATTTGTAAATTCTTTTTCTTCAAACAATATTTATTTTAATCTTAAAATTAACACAGTAACAAAACATATATTGTATGATTGTGTGGATGATTCTACTGCCAAGGTAATTGATATTTTGGAAAACAAATTTAAAGATTTTCAATTATTAAAATATGACATGTCTAACGAAATATATTTTTCTGATTCTTTTTATGGTAAAAGTAAAACATCAAGAGTTTACGATATACTTTTAAAAGACGTTGAAAATCACATTTTTACTCTTGGTTTAGGAAAGAATTTTATTTGTAATCTTTCATCGTCTACCGACATTAAAGAAATTGAAAATATTAACGTATCATTAAATATTTTAAATGACAACTATATTGTTAATAACTATTGGTTAGAATCTTTGATACTTGATGTGTTTCCATTTGATAATGAAAGTTTAATTGAAAATTACAAAGAATTATTATCAAAGGATTTTGATTTAATGAGTAACGGAAAATTCAATTTAGATAAATTGAATTACATATCAGATTTTGTATTATTCTGATATGTAATTTTTGACTATTTCAACTCCTTCGAATATATCTTGGTAATCTCTGTCAGGGGCTAAAAATTTAACATTTTTAGCCTCTTCATTTTCATCTAAAGTAATTAACATCATCGCAGGAACATACTCGTTTTGGACTATCTTAGTAAAATCATCATATTCACTTTCAAAATCATCAATATCCCTGTCTATAAAAGGTAAATTATTTTTATTTAATTCTTCTTTAATGTGAATACAATGTGAGCAACCTTTCATTGTATATACTATTGCAATTTTCATATTTTATCTATTGTAAAAAATTTATTTAAACCTACTATCAATAAGTCTACATCTGCCAGTTTATCAGTTAATATAAATATTTTATAACTACTATCATTTTCTATTTTTTGAAAATAAATCAAAACCAAAAAATCCCCCCATGTAATTAATCCTTCTTGAAACATGAATCCGTTGTCAAAAATACTATAAGACCACTCTAACTTATTTTTTTCAATTAGAGTGTCTACTCCTTTTTGTGTAATATTTTTTAATCTTATTATGTTTGGATGAATACCAGATTCGAACTTATTTTTATAAATTTCAAATATTTTTTCAGGAATAAGATTTTTGTTTTCCATTTATAAATCTTACAACTTAATTTATGGAAGTAAATCTTCTACAAAGTCCAAATACTGATAATCTTGATGGTATAAAATATCATTTTGCCAATTCTGTAGTTCAGGTGTGTATGTGTCCCAATGTGGAGTCATTGCAATTACTCTAGTCCCTTCATGTTCCAAACTTCGAAATGTTGATTGTTGTTCTATAGTTCTACCATTACGATATTTCTTAATCAACTTTGGTAACTTCAAAGTTCCAAGTTTATACATAAGGTTGATGTTTGCAAGTTGGATTCTAGCAACCTGTGAAAACTCTAACGATGGTGTTTCATTAAATCTAGCTCTTTCTTGAACATTCAATATTTCATCTATTTTGTATCTATATTCCACAGTTATTCTATCGTCACCATCTGTTGAGTCTTTACGAATTGAAAAGATTAAACAATCCGGTCTTTCTGAATACCCTCGAACACAATTTCGTTGGTGTTGTGATTCTTTTTCATAGTCAGCGGTTTTTCTTAAAAGAACAGGATAATATGTTTCACCTTCGTGTTCGATTGGTGTTTCTAAACTATCTACATCACCATAGTATCTTTCAACTTCACCTTTTCTGTATGATTGTAAAAGACGACTAAATTCCTCGTGTTCTAAATTAAAACTACTAATGTTTGTAAATTTAAATTTAACATCTTCACCAAGATTCATTAAATCTCTTTTCATATCTAAATGGTCAATTAAAGTTCTCCATTTATAATGGTCAAAATATGGCATCAAATCTAAAATTCTATCTTTTTCTTTTGGAGTCAAAGGGACTAATGTTCTACCCAAGAAATATTGATTAGATTGTTCTTTATCTGAATAAAAACATTCAAAAGACCCTCCCATCTTATTCATATCAATTGGTATTTCCACATCACTATAGTATGGGTCAAATACTTTGTTTTCAATTTTGTTAAACCTATCAATTCCCAAAAGATTATATGTTAGATACAATCTATCAAAATCAATCCATTCCATTTCATTAAAAATCTGTTTAACTTTTGACCCTTTTAAATTTAGTTTTTTCATTATTGAATCAACCAAATTCATATTTGATGATTTTAAATCTTTCTTTGGAATAAAAAAATAAGTGAATTTTCTCCAATTGTTTGGTATTTTAATACCATTAACCAAATAGTATGTAAGGCTATAAAATGACTCCGGTGAATCCCACTTAAAATCCTGTGGATTTTCAATTCCTAATTTATCCCATATTTTTTCTAAAAAGAAAATAAAATGATTTTCAGGTTTTACGCTTTCATCAACATGAACACTTCTTAAAAAACTTTGAACCGCAACATAAGTTGGATTAACTTTCATGCGAGCTCCCATTTTTTGTTTTTTCTTTGTGATAAATGTTCCTGAGTAGAACAATTTAGTTTTGAAATTAAATGAAAAATATTCTGTTGTTTTTCTTTCAACAAAAAACTTACCTCCGACTCTTCTTTGCTTTGTATATAATTGATACTTTAAGGAAATTTTATTTTCACTTTCTTCGATAAAAAATCTATATCTAATTCTAAATACTGACGCGCAAGGGTTCCCGTAATGTTTAACAAAATCATCTTCAGAAAATAGTTGGGTGTCGGTATAAAACTTTTCTTTGTTTTTTGTAAAATGAACTGACCCATAACTGTTATTATGTTTTGAGTCAATATCACAGAAGTTTTTATAAAGTTCAACTCTGTAATTCTTTTTTTCAATAAACTTATGAAATGTTTTTCCTTCTACTTCTAACATAGTACAAAGATAAATAAATTTTGGAAATTAAAAAACTAATTTAATGAAATTTTTCCCATATGATGGTCCATAAAATTTGAAACCACATTATTTAAAGTATTTTTTTTAACCTTATTTTGCATTTCTAAAATCACCTGAATCATCTGATTTCTTGTTGGTGCAATTTCTTTTTTTTCTTTTTGATTTTTCTCGGCGATTTCTCTAATTTTTTGATAAAATTTTGAACCGTCATTGTCCCCAATTAATAACTTGAGTTGACCAGGGTTTTGTGTAAAGAACTTGACAAGGTTTGTCATGTAAATTTCTATGTCGACATTATTCATATGACAAATTTAATAAAAATAATTTATTCAGTAAAATTATTAAACAAAAATATGTAAGTCAGATTCTTCAGGTAAATCTTTTAAGTCTTCAGGTAATGCGTTTGAATTACTATTTTTTAAATTAATAATAGACAACTTAGGAAGGTCTTTAATACAGTCTGGTAATCTCTGTAAATTAGGATTGTCAGGTAGTGATAAAAACTGTAACTTAGTCAAATTACATACTGCCGGTGGTATTGTAGCAACACAACCAACAAAGTGAATTGCCGTTAAATCTGTAAAATTACCAATTGTATCAGGTATGTTTAAATCCAATTTTGAACTTTTAGCAATAAACTCAAGTCTTGTTATGTTTTTAGGTAATGTTGTGAAAAATTCATCAAACCCATAAAGTGCAATAAATTTAGATGCCGAATCACTTGGATATTGTACAGAAACTTTTGTTCCACCTGCGGTAGATAAACCTTTCATAAACTCAAATTTAAAGTATTCTTTCAAACCTTCTTCATTAGTATTTAAAAAGTCAACCAAATCAATTTGTCTATCTGCTGGGTCCATAAATTGATTAGATGGGAAGTGGAATTGATACCTATATGCCGGAAGTCCAGAAACTTCACCATATTCTTTATCAGCGGTATACTTCATTCCTGAATTTGGTATAACCACATATAAAGGTCCGTCTTTAATGTATCTATCAAACCAAGTAAGTCCTGGTGATGATGTACACCATCTTGTTTCACCTTTACCAGGTTCTTGATATGAACCTCCGTAGAAACATGCGGCATCTTTACCTAATTTACCGGTGTCTGAAATTCTTGCAACTGTCCAATTTTGACCTCTATAAACAATATCAGCTCCAGGGTGAGCGTAAGTTTTAGAAGCTTCTTTCTTTTCAGTCGCACTTGCTTTAGTTTTTTCTAAACTAAAATCTTTAACATAATCATATAATGTCTCAGGTGTTAATTTATTAATATCTCTTGCTTCTTGAGGTAGTCTATTTTTAAATCTTTCAAACTTTTGTAAGTCTCCAGTTACTTTATACAAGTCTTCTAAGAATAAATCTTGGTATTGTTTAAGTGCTTGTTTATATTGTCCTGATTGTGGGTCAGAAACCATTAGTGGGTGGTCTGATGGTAATTTAGGTGTTACAAAATTTTTGATTACCCACTGTGCGTATTTTCCAATTTTGACCTTTTCCATATCTTCAGGTTTTACAGAATCTATGTCAATACCTTCAGGAACTCTTGTTGTTGGGTCAGCAGCAATTAATGCAAATAAAGTTTCAAAAGGCATAATACCTTTTTGCCCTCTTTCTTTTGGTTTAACAAATTTGTCAAATAGAACTTCGAATCTTGAACTTTCAACTATTATGTCTCGTAATATATTGGTAAATCTAATCGCCATCTTTTTAATTTTATATATAAATATTGCAAATTTTGAAAAAAATAAAACTTAGTAGTTCATAATGAGTAATTCTTCACCCATATTTTGTTTCTCTCCTTTCTTGGCAGCGGCAGCTTTTGCAAACTCTTTTTTAACCCAATTGTATTGGTCTTCAGGAAACCACTGATGTAATAAGTCAAAATCGTAATATGATAATGAAAATTTACCCTGAACATTATGTAAAACATTTGCCAATCTTTCGTGGTCTTGTCTATCAAAATCATGATTAGAGTAGTAATTCTCAGTTTTCCAATAAGGTGGGTCCAAATAAATGTAAGTGGATGGTGAGTCGTATTTATTAATAACGTCAGCAAAATCCATATTTTCTACATCTGTAATCTTTAAAAAATGGTCTACCCAATCAGGTTTTGATAACTTATCTCTAAAGGTAAGATATTTTGATTTATACTTCCCTTTAAGGTCAATAAAGTTAGATGTTTCAGGTTTTGACCCACTAAATACTTGTGTTAGAATATAAACGTATTTGGCCGCAACCTCGTAATCGCCAGGTTCTACGCTGAAACCTTCATTAAAAACTTCAGCCTGAAAGCTTACAAATTGATTTCTATAAATCTCAGGAGTGATGTCCATACCTTGTTTTTGACAATCAATAGAGTTAATTGCTCGTAACAATTCAGTTGGGTTTTGAACACACTTGAATAGATTATAGTTCAGTGGATTAAAATCATTATAAACCACTTTTTTAAGATTCGGGAACTGTTTTAGGTCCATATTATAGAAACACCAAAACATTCCTCCAAAAGTCTCTAAATAGACCTCCATATTTTTATCGTAGAAAGGGACAATCCACTTTCCAATTTTACTCTTACCTCCAATATAACTTAACATAACTCAAATATAGTTTTTTTGATATTTATTTTCAAATGATTAATACATAAATTATAGGTATGAAAAAAGAAAAAGCAACAGAAGTTAAATGTCAAGCATGTAAAAAAGTAATTTCTAAAAGTCAAATCGGTCTAATCATAATTTCTTCATATCTTCTAATTAGTTCAATTTACGGAACAGTAGAATTAATTAAAAATTTGATTGGGTTGTTTGATTAATGATTTAATTTTTTCTTTAACCTCATCAGATACGTCCAAGGTATTCACAATTGAAATTTTAACATAAAAATCACCATTTCCGTTTTGTGTTCGATATCCTTTATTTACTAATCTTAATGGTTTATCTGTTGAAAAATTATTAGGTATAGTTATTTTAAGTTGTCCCTCTGGATGTGGTAGAATAACTTCCTCATTACTTATTAAATTGTTCAAATTTAATGTTTTATAATAAACTAAATCCAATCCCATTTTTTCAAAATTATCTTTAGATACTAATTCAACTTTTAAAACTATATCTCCTCTGTTTCTAGTATGTACATTATAGTCACCTTTATTTGGTACTCTCATAAAATCACCATTATCTACATTTTTTGGAATTGTTATAGAAAGTTTTTCAAAACCTTTTGTAAAACCATTACCATGACAAACACCACATGGTTTGATAATAATTTGACCTTTGCCTTTACATGATGGACACTGCGTTTGTATTAATTGTTGAAACATACCTGTCCCAAACTTTTGTGTTATTACGCCATGTCCGTTGCAATTTGTACAAGTGTTATGTTCACCTCCAGTACTATTACAAGATATACATTCATTATTACGTTCGTAAGTAATTTCTTTTTTTGCCCCAAGAAAAGAATCAATAGGTGTTAATTCAATTGTAACAATTTTGTCAGGAGCCTTTGGTTGTTGTGGTCTTTTTTTTGCCCCCATCATTTGTTCGAAAATAGAATTAAAGTCAAAATCACCTCCTCCAAAATTAGAAAATGGATTATTTTTTTGATTGTCATAGTGACTTCTTTTATTTTTATCCCCCAAAACTCCGTAAGCTTCATTTACTTCTTTAAATTTTTCTTCACCATTTGGGTTTACATCTGGATGATACTGCTTACTTAATTTTTTATATGCTTTTTTAATTTCGTCCTGTGATGCATTTTCAGATACACCTAAAATTTCATAATAATTTTTCATGAGTAATAACTTTTTAGTAGTCTTATTTAAGAATAGAAAAAGAAAAAAAATTATCAAACGTTTTTCTACAGAAAAAAGAGCGTATGAGTATTTTAACTCATTAATTACAAATAATCAAGTAGGGTTTGAGAAGAAAATAGAAAATGCAACCGAAGTAGATTATGAGTTAGGTTTACTTACAAATACAACAAATGTTCAGAAAAGTTTATTTATTACGGATGATATGGGTAGAAATAATCCAGTAAACTTAGAAAATTCAGACTATGTATTTTCAGAAATTAAAAAATACAAAGTTGAAGAAACAATATTTGATTGGCAGACCTCAAAGAAAATAACGATGAATCAACTAATAGAAACATATTGTAAAACAAAAGAATTAAAAAACATTTTTACTCTAAATAATAAAATTTGCATTCAAATAAATGAAGATGTTTTCGCATTTTCTTTAAAAGATAAAGAAGAATCATATAGACTACTAGAGTCTTTACAAAAAGATTTTATACAAAAATCCCGAACTGACGGAATGTTCGTTCGGGATATATCAATCGCACAAAGAAAGTGGATTTACAATTTACTTGAGGAGAAAGGGTTTGATAAAAAAAGACTATACCGATTAAAAACTACATTTTCGAAAAGATAAAATCAACGTTTTCAATTGAAATTGTACATTTTACATCATTTGTGTTGTTTCCTAATTTTTGAGTAAGTATAATAAAATCTCTTTCGGTCAATTTAATGTTTAAAGAAACTTCTCCTTTTTTTAGAAAACAACTATCAACTGTTTCAACAATTTGAGCTAGTTTACTTAATTCTTCCCCAAAACTCTCATCAAACGTTCCCATAAACTATATTTTGGTATTTTATGTTCCGTATTTTTAATTTTTTCTTTGCCTAAATTTTTTAATTCCAAAGATAACTCTTTTTTGTAATCTTCAGACTCTAATTTTCCTTTTTTTATTTCTTCATTTAACTGATTGAACTCTTTCTCCAACCTTGTTGTTATCTTGCTCATTTTGTAATAAACTTGTTAATTCTTCTACATCAAATTTCAAACTTTTTAAACTTTCCAGTTTTTCTTTTTCGAATATGTTTCTAAGTTCTTGCACTTTACTTTTGAAGAGTTTTTCTTTTTCTTCTCGTTCGATGTTAGTTTTTGTTACCGTATCAACAACGTTTTCTAACTTATCAATTAGTTGTGAATTACATAAACATACAAAAGAAGTTATTTTATTTTCTTGGTCTTCATTTTGTATTATTTCTATTCCTTCAGGTGCATTTTTTATCATAATCCAATTTGGTGGAAATATCAAATCAAAAGAAACATAATTTTTTAAAATTCTTACTGATTTAAGATACTTCTCCGTCTTAGTTATAAATTTACTGTATATCATTTTAGTTGTGTTATGATGTATGTTATTATGTATGAAAAAAATAACCCATTTATTATTGTTTCGGTATATGAAAGAATAAGGGGTTCTGGTGGTGTTGTATTTAAAGCCTTGATGAATTTAACAACCACCCTTATTGCTGACAGTAGAGAAAGAATAAAGATAAACAGGTATAGGGTTTCGATACTATTCATTAATTTCGTTTTTTGTGTGATTAAGAATTTCTTTTCTTAGTGTGTGCATTAAATCTTTCAACTCTTGAGCCGCCTTTCTTGCTCTTGTACCGGCAGACTGATTTCCTTTACTATAAAATTTAGTAGTTTCTGCGGATAATGTTTCCACTAAAGTTTTAATTTGTTCTAAAGTTTCCATTTTTTTAAAATAATTAATTTATTATACTATTCAAATTTATATTTAATGAAAGTTTTGTAAATGGTATCAATTTATTTTTAGTGACCGTTCTAACACTTTGTAGATGTCAGTGAACAATTCAACATCCGATTTAGACTTTTTTGTTTTTCTATTAAAGATTTGTTCAAAAAACTTTTCGGTTTGTTCTTTTACATCTTCATCAGGTTGGTCATAAAATACTTCAAAGAAAAAACTTTCAAAAAAGAATGCGTCTGTATCATCAAATTTAAAAATGATTGATTCCTTTTCAAAACTCTGAATTGTTTTATTCCAACACCAACGGAAATGTTCTTTTTTTTGTTGAGTTGTCATTCCAACTTTTGTTTCGCTCTTACTATCACTATTTTCACCTAAGTAAGTATCTTTTATTAGTCTTAAAAAAGACAAACAAAAATCCCTAAAAAGTTCGGTGTGTTCAATTGTGATGTTATTTGCCAAATACCAAGCGGTTAAGTCACCGTCATCAAGTGGTTTTGCTAACCAATCAAAAAAACGACCCATGTTATTATTACCTTCCATTTTGATAATTATAACATGGGTCTAAATAAAACTGAATAATAAATTATTGTGTTTTTTGGTTATATCCAATTAATGATTTCATCTTTTCAATTTCAGAAACCACTTTTTTATTTTCTACTGACTCACTTACCGCATTTAAAATACTTTGTGCGGTTTTTTTACCTTTTTTAATCTTACCAGTTTTTGTAACATCACCAGCTACTTCAATTGTATCTTGTGGGTATCTTTTGTAAGAAGCATTCATTTGTTCTTGTCCGTAGTAATTGTTTTTGTAATTATCATAAAACTTTTGACCTGTCTTACTTGGAACTACATTACCGTAAGGTTTTCCGTCTTCATCAATTTCTGCGTTTCCTGTTGTTTTATGTCCTTTGGTGTATTTTTCAATTTTTTCATCGTCGGGTTTAATTTCATCGTAAACTAAATTTGTGTTGCCAGGATATGAATAAGCCTCAATATATTCATCAACCGCCTCGGAAGGTGTGTATTTTTTTATTTTACTTTTTCTTTTATCCAAATCATAATTACCTTCAGGAAAATTACTTGGGTTAGTTTCATAACTACCTTTAGAGGCGCCTTTAAGATATTCTTTCATCTTTTTTGTTACGCTTTCTATATAATCATTTTCTTCTTTACCTGATTTATTTAATGAAGATTTTAAAACATTAGATGCCGAAACTCTTCCTTTTTTCAAACCAGATGTTTTTTTCTTTTCTTCATTTATAATGTTTTCTATTACATCAATCATTTCATTCTCAGTAAATAAAAACTTTCTGTTATCCAAAACAATACTGTACAAAGATTCTTGTACTTTTTTACGTTTAGCTTGTTTAGCCGCAGTTTTCATCGGTTCTTTTTTATTACCATCATCATCTAAATCTAAAAAGTCAGGTTTAGCCCCTTCTTTTGTTTCATGTTTACGACTTCTTAATATTTTGAAATCTTCACGGTCCAATCTACCGTTTTTATTTTTGTCTAATTTGTGTTGTTTACCAAATAATTTTTCTTCTAATTCGGTTTCTTCTAAATAAAATTCATCATCTTCTTCAAATGATTGTCCAAGTTCTCTATCTTTATTTTTCATATGATGTTTCATTCTTCTTATGTTTGGCATATCGTCATCTTCAAATGAAAATCTATTTTCTAAATCTTCTTCTTCCTCTCTGTTTCTAAAAAATCTTTCTATATCTTCTTTTGGTATATCTCGTAAATTTTTACCTCCAAAAAAAGGATGTGAATCATCCATACCACCAAGTTCTTGGATGTCGCCCTCATACATATTTCCACACTCCATACACTCACCTTCATCCATACCACCACCACATTCTTCACACGTTTCTTTATTTTCAAACAATCTTCTTTTTACGGACTTTGTTCTGGTGTTAAGTTCTTCATTCAAAACTTTGTCTACTATATTTTTAATTTCTCTGTTCATACTTAATAAATATCATAAGTTTTATAAAATACCATCAATTTTTGATAAGATAATATTTTCTATTTCTTCAACACTCAAACCTGTTTTTATTGAAACATTTTTTATAGCCTCAGTTAATTTTGATTTTTTTGTTTTTGGTTTGGATATATTCAAAGCTTTAATATCCCCTTGGTTGCAATAAGGAAAAGTTTTACATTTTTCTTTAACCGATACAAAACTTCCACCAGGTAGTTGTGTTTTTTTCCAAGAACTTCCAACACCTTTAGTTGTACTACCTCTCATATTAATGTCTTGAAAACTATTAGCATCATACGGTCCAACGGACGCTGATGTTGTTGCTTCTGTTGCTTCAACTTTTTGAGGACAAGTACAATCTTCATTCGATTCTCCACAATCAGGACAAGTATCAGTTTCTCTTACGATTTTGGGTTTTCTTTTATATTCACCTCTCGCCACATCATCTTTTGAGAACATGCTAAATGCCGGTGCACTATATCCATAACCACCCCCTGTTCCCATTGCTTCTTTAGATTCTTCTTTTTTCTTTTTTAAAGATTCTAAGATTAACTTATCTAAATATTTTTGAGTAATCATTTTACGTTTTTTAGTGTTGATTGCCAAGTATTCTTTTTTGACCAAAGAAAGTAATAAAATTCTGTCATTATTTTAACAACGATGTCATTTACGTCACCTCTTAAAGAACCTGATTTTATTTCTTTTTTGATGTTATTAACCAAAGTTTTTTCATATTTTTTTACAAAAGACGAATCAAAAAAAGTTTTGATTTCACTCTTAACTATTTTTTCGATTTCTTTTTTTTGTTGTTGTGAAAATGCCATTACTTTGTTATTGAAAAAATAGTTAATGTTGTTAGTAATACTCCACTTATAATTTGTGTCATAGTGTTTTTTACTTTTAATTTTTTTATTTCTTTTCTCAAATCATCATTTTGGTCAGATATAATTTTGAACTTTTCTTCAGTTTTGCTAACTATTTGTGTACTTAATGAGTCTTTTTCTTTCCACATATTTATTGTTTTATCCAAAAAATATATTTTGTTGTTAAGTTGTTTTATCTCTTCTTTATCTAATTTGGATAACTCTTTAAGTTTATCATATTCATTAAGGTCAAGTAATATTTTTTGAACAACCCCATAAGGAATGCATAATTCTGATGTATCTATTGTTTTTGTTTTTTGTGAAACCCCGATAAAACCAAAAGAAGTAAAAATAAGGAGTAATATAATTTTTTTCATAATTTAGTAGTTATATCTTTTTCTTAATAGGCTGTCAATTTGTTTTTTATCGGCCGTTTTTATTTCCTCTTTTTTTTGTATATAAAAATTATTTATTTCTTTTTTTTCAATTTTAATGTTTGAAATTTTATCATCTATTTTGTCTATTTTTTGTTGGTACACATTAAAAGAGTCGTTAAAAGTTTTTTGTAGATTTTTAAGGTCTTCAATTTTTTTATTTAGTTGGTCTATTTTGTATTTATCAAGTTCAGACATTTTTGGTTTTGGTGTGCCTAAATAAACAACCAAATAAAGTATTGTAAAAAATAGGACAACCCCAACTGTATATTTCCAATATTTTTCTATGTAAGTTTTCATTATTATTTTTCTGTTGTTGCAGTTTTTCTTCTAACGGCAATTACTTTTGCCCACTTAGCTTTGAATTTATTATAAAACCCTGTCAGTTTTGTTATCAACTCTGTTAATTTATCATCTAATTTAATCATGTCTCCATTTATATAAACACCATTGTTTTCTCCAATAGAAAAGAAGAACTCCAAATCAAAATCAATTACTTTTCCACTCCACTGTACTTCATTTGGATACATATTAAGTACACCAAAATCTGATAAATCAGAAACCTCCGCCACAAATTCATCCATAGTTTCTTGAAATGCAGTTTTTTCATCAGTGGTGAGTTCTAAATCTCTTTTGTCTTTTCCATGTAGAGTTAACAATCCTCCTGAAATACGGTATGTTTTGTTTTTATCTTTTTTTACTTTATTTACATCAATATCTTGTGTTTTATCGTCAGTTTCGTCATCTTCTATTTTGTTTTCAATACTTTTGGCCAAATTATCGGCTTCAGGTTGTTCCATTAACATCCTAGCTCGTTTTAACAACAACTTCATTTCATCATATTCATTAATCATTTTCTAATAGTTCTTTAAAAAGTTTAAAATTAAAAGCCGGGTTTACATCTTTGAAGTCTGTGTCGTAATTACTTCGACTAACCACTCCTTCGAAAAACTCGATACCTTCTTGTTTAACATTATGTCCAATACAATCATTTGGTATTTGAAACTCCTTACATAAATTTTTGGTTAGTTTACTTAGACTTTCGAGTTGAATTTTCTCGTAAGGGTCCCAAAAATACTCATCTCTCCACTTTCGTTCAAATACCTTCTTTTTATAAATATCTCCAATCCAATTTATGTGATAATCTTGCATTGGAATTTTTCTTAGCGAACCTAAGTTTTCCAATACGATGATGATGGAGTTTTTGTCCACCTCGTCGTTTTGTAAAAAGTTTGAATATTTTGCAGGTTCCATTATTGTATATATGTCCCCATTTTTAGATATTACATAATTTGGTAAGTATGGATTTTTTTTGTTGTACCTAAATCTTAATGATTGTACATAATTATTTAGGTCTCTTTTTGAGTCCGCCAAAACAATTTGTTTTTTATTGTTATTAAATCCTATGTGACTAAAATCTGTTAAATCGAATTGAACCACTGTTATTATTTCTATTTGTGTAGGTTAATTTTCGTAATTGTCTCGGTTGATTATTTTCTACAACCTCAACGTTATTTTCTAATGGTTGTTGAATAACTTCTTCTTTAGTTTCATTTGGTTTTTGTTCAGGAACTTCCTCTATCACTTCTTCTGTGATTACTTCTTCTGTGATTACTTCTTCTTCTCTTTCAGGTAAATCTATTACTTCTTCTGTGATTACTTCTTCTTTTATTTCAGGTAAATCTATTACTTCCCAAAAGTTTTCATCGATAGTTTGATTATATTCTTCTGGTATGTCTTCTGTTGAAATTTGGGGAATGACTTCTTCATTTGGAAAATTGTTTTCCTTAAACTCTACATTTTCATCTACTTTTAGGATTTCTTTTGGGGAATCTTGTTCCTCTTTTTTTCTATTATTTTTGAATGCTTGGTTTGTTGCAATAACTAATGTGATAGCTAAAGGGTCAAATACAAAAATTAAAATCAATATGAATATGTTGGCGGTTTTTTTAACACCCCATCCTGTTAATTCACTAATATATTTTATGGTTCCTAGTTCATTACCTGAAATCTCTTTTGATTCTAATTCAAGTATTTTTATATCTAATGCAGTAATACTGTCATTAAGGGCATCAACTTTACCTGACATTTTGTCACGATTTTCAATCGCCATTTGTAATTGAGTTTCAAATGATTTACGATTAGCATTATTTGCTCTTGTTACAACCTGTCCTGTTTGTCTATCAACGCTTTGAGTTATGGTGTTGGTTGATAACGCATTTCTTAAGTTTGATATGTCTTTATCTAATATTTGTTTTTCTTTTTGATATTCGTTTTTAATTTCCTCAAATCTTTGTTTTTTTACTTCAATGTTTTTTACTTCCTTCTGACCGATTTCAAGTTTTGCAATATTGGTTGAAAATCCTGTACTTAAAAGTCCATATATACCTAATGACGTAATAAGTGATAAAGTTACTAAAGCAACAGTCATATATAATTTTAATACTCCGTAAATTTCTTTCCACTTGTCGTGGAGATATGTTGCAATGGCAATTTTTGATAATTCTAAAAACCCACCCATAATTATTACAGGTAAAGCAACTCCAACAAATACAACGGATAAACCAACAACACTATAATACGCCGCAGTTCCTGATAAACCGAGAGCGCAAAACAACAAAAACCAAGGTAGTAATTTTTCTTTCATATTAATAACTATAACAGATAAATATAAAAGATAAACAAAACCCTCACCGGCGCCGATGAGGGAGTGTAGTTTCATTCTACCATATAGGTAGAATTGAGGATTTTCACCCAGGGTTCTTCGTGTCCCATTCCGCCGAGTTGTGTGGGTAATCTCGGTTCAACCCATTATTTAATGTAGTTATATTTATTGTTATGATAAATATTAATCACATAGTAAGAAAAAACTTATTAAGAGAAGAAAAATTCCATGATTTAAAAAAAGAAATAAAATTTTCATTTGATATATATCATGACCAAGGAGGTCATACTCAACAAAGAAAATGGAGACATGGTTCTGAAAATAAAATTTATGATTTAGATATAATAAGACTTCTGAAATCAGGTTTAGATGAAATTATTTATCACATTGTTGATGGTGATATAAGACACGGTAGACGGTTTATTTTAAGTAGAGACGGTGGTGATAATTTAAACTTGGTTATTTTACCCGAAAAACTTGGGTCAGTAAATTGGAACCTCATAATAATTACTGTTATGCGAAAAGAAGATTTTACTATCGGTAAAGGTCAACTTCAAATTTATGTATAAAAAAACCACGGTATTCTGACCGTGGTTGTTCTAAATGTATTCTGACAAAAAGAACTATTTGATTATTTAACAAAGATAATACTTACTTTGATAACTTCCAAACTTTTTATTATAAATATTCAAATAAATCTGAACATTCGTTACGAAGTTTTCTAAGAGCCTTTTCTTTAATTTGTCTAACTCTTTCTTTTGTAAGACCAAAATCTGTGCCAATATCTTCTAATGTTCTTGGAGTTCCAGTAATGCCGTAATAATCTTCAACAATTACTTTTTCTCTGTCGTCCAAAACTGACATTATTCTTAACATCTTTTCTTTTAGGATATCTTTTGTTGAAAAAACTTCATCAGGAGAGTCCACATTTTCATTTTTAATAACATCAACAAGTGTATCACCATCTTCATTAATGTGCATGTCCAAATCAATAATACGTGGAAGTGTTGCAAACTTTTCAGACAACTCGCCATTTGTTTTTTCATTCAACTTTTTTTCTTTTTGCATATCTTGAACGACATTGACCGGAAGTCTAATTGTTCTTGAATTGTCGTTAAGTGATTGAAGTATGGATTGTTTAATCCACCAAACAGCATAAGAAATGAAACGGTTGTTCTTGGTCCAATCAAAATTCTTAATAGCCTTTAATAGTCCATAGTTTCCTTCGGCAATTAAGTCTGATAGGTCAATACCTTGATTTTGATATTGTTTTGCAACGGTAATAACAAACCGTAGGTTGCCCTCTAAAAGTTCTTTATAGATTAACTCTTTTTCTCTTTCAGTACAGTTTTCATCTGTAATCATTTTTGAAAGGATTTTTTCCCTTTCAGGTGTCATTACTTTTAACTTTCGAATGTCTTTTAAATAAAGTTGAATTTCGTCTTGGTTAATCGGGTTTGAAGATTTAATTTCCTCGGTTTTCTCTCTTTCCATAATTGTCTAATATTTGTTTTTCTTCCTCTGTTAATGACTCTATACCTTTTTCTGAAATTTTATCCAAAATTTGGTCTACAGTCGGTTTCTCTTTTTTTTCTTCTTTTAAAAATGGATTTTTAATCATGTCTTCCGTTAGTGGAAATATGAACTCCATCATACTGTTCATTCTTTTCTTTTTTTCATCTGATAATTCATCTTTTTGTACTCCTTTTGTTTTTGTTTCTTTTTTTACTCCATCTATATTTAAAAAATCTCTCTTCAATTTTCGTTCCATTTTAATGTCCACGTTTTCTGTCGCTTCCATCAAAAAATACTGCTCAACTACTCCATCCAAACACATATCAACATATTCTTTCAGTTCCATAAAAAGTTCTTTGGTTCTAAAGTGTAAAACTACACCAAACTCACCATAATTAAATTTTAGGTATTCACTAGAGACCACCGTTATTAGTTGATACGAAATGTCCTCAATAAACTTTTCCATTTCTGTGAAATCACCAAAAATAAAAAGCATATATCTTTTGTCTTGTGATTTCATTTCTGTTTTCTTCTTTCTCATAAATATCTTTTAAACTCGTTTTGAATATGATACAATTTGGTAAAAATCCTTTTTTCCTTCACAATATTCTAACACCAAAGTTAATAATGTTTTGAACATGTAAGCGTCTTTTGTTTGTTTTTCGCAGATGGTAAATAACTCAATAAAACTCACAAGGGTGTCCATCTTATAATACCCATGATTGCCTAAAACATCGAACTCATATAAATGGTTTTTGTAAAAATTAAGTTCGTAACTATTTCTTTCTTCTGTGTTGTTGAATGGTTCCGTTGTTTCGTACAAAGATAATACTTTTTTTACAAACTTACCAACAATCACTTTATTATATTCACATTTTATTAAAAGGTCAGTAATCCAGTGTGTATGACTTGGTGTTCTTAATCGTTTGTTAGTTTCTTTGTATTTTACAATAAAGTCAAGTTCAGGATTTTCACCTCTATTTCCCTGATAAATTGCAACCATAGTTCCGTCTACCATTGTATACGTAGAAAGTGGTGAAAAGGTTACACCTTTTTTAGAATAAGTTAGGGTCATTTTATCTCTTGATAATTAAAATTTCGTGTGAGTCTTTAGAATTGGTGATTCCCATTTCTTTTCTATTTTTTCCTATTCTTTTTTCACCATTACCCATAGAATAATTCCATACGGGAAATTGTTGTTCAAAGTCTTTATAATATTCCCTAATTGTTTCACAATTATTATATGATAGGACAAATTTACCTTCGTGCTTCATTAGTAAATCCCTTAATAACTCATGATTAAACCCATCGTGGTGTACCGGTATGTTTCTCATTGGGTAAATTCCTGTAAACATCTTATTATCCCCGTCTTTTTCTAAAAAATAAGGCGGGTCTAAATATAATGTTTCTTTTGAATGTTTAGGTATTACGTCTTCAAAAGAACCTTGTTTAACAGTTAATTTAGGTAAATCAAAATTATTTATTTTTTCAATCATAGAATCCCATTTATTTTTTTTCAAATAAACTGAAGACCCCCAACCTAAATAACCAGGACCATAAGACGTATTATGATTAAAGTAATAATAAGCAGCTGCGGTTATGTCATCCAGAGAAATGATTTCTTTTCTCTTATAGTGGTCAGTTTTCCATTCACTCAATAAATTTTGTGTATTATCCCATTGTAATAAAATTTCTTTAATTCTATTATACTCTTCAGGTGTTGGGGGTATGGTTTTTAATTTTTCTGTTAATTCATTATTTTTATTCAATAATGTATTCCAAAAATTTACCAATACATCAAATAAATCATACCCGATAACTTCCACTCCTTTATTTGCCCAATAAACTTCTAACGAACCTCCACCCATGAATGGGGATATTATTTTTTTTTCATTTTCTAATAGTGGCCCGATAATTTTTATAGCCTTTGTTTTTCCTCCTGCGTATCTTAATGGTGTTTTCATACTATAATAATAGGTAAAAAAATCACCTAATCAAGTGGTGGTTTTTCTTTTTAATGCCGACATCTCATTGACTAAATTACATGATTTTACTATGTCTATACCCCATTGTTGGTTATTTTCTTGAAAATTCCATTTTGGGTAAGTCCCTTCTAAATTAAAATATTCTTCTTTGCAAAGATTTTCAATCTCTTTAAAATCAATATTGGTTTCTTTTTCTATTTTGCCGAATAATCCTTTAACTTTAGTTTTAACTTTTTCGGAACTAATCATATATAATTCAACTTTACTTCCATTAATTAGTTCTTCATTAATAAGTAAATGTATTCCGTGAGTTCTAACCGATGGTCCACCAGATAGTGCATTATTTTCATACCAACTAAAAGTACCTTTCAAACCATTTTTGTCTGCGGAACCCCCAATTTTGTTAATTTTACCATTAACAACAATTAAATAAACTCTACCTCGACTATCTTTTATTTTATTATATAGTTTCCCATCCCATTCTACTGTCCAAAATTTTTTTGGATTATTGTAGACTTTTGAAATCTCTCCAACTTTAGTCGCTGTTTTAACATCTTTTATTTCCATAAAACAAACTTACTAAATATATTTCAATCTACAAAACTTTTGACACATTATTTTCTTTTTTTATTTTCACAACACTATCACTCCATTGATTCACAAGAGGATTATGAGTTATGACGAAGATTTTGTCAAAATATTCTTTAATTTTGATGAAAAACTCAGCAACCATCTCAAGGTTATCGTTAGAAATTTTTCCGAATATCTCATCGAACACAATCACGTTGGGTTTTGGCAAACTACATATCTTACTTAGTACTGAACGTAGTGCTAATGAGGCGATTGTACGTTCAAAACCTGAACCAGAAACCATTAGTTTTTCAACACCAGTACTGTTATCAATCATGACAAACTCCACCTCGTTTTTATCGTTAATTCTAATCTCCAATTTAAAGTATGAACTATCTTCCATCAATCTTTGAAGTTCTGAATTGATTAGTGGCATCATGGTCTTCATAATCATTTTTGATATTCCATTCTTACCGAACAACTCCAAGTAGATTTTAAAGTTCTTTTCTTTTTCCTCTTCTTTTTTGATTTGTTCAATCAGTTTAAGGTTATTTTCAATTTTTTCTTGGTTGTTAGTATTACCCACCTCAAGTGTTGTGATTTCAGATTTCTTTGATGTTTTTTGTGTTTCAAGTTCATCAAGTCTCATATCTGCTTTAATCAACATCGTTTCAATTTGTTGATTATCTTTAATCTTATCCTGTATCTCAAAATATCTTTTAAGTTTTGAATTAAAACTTTCAATTTTCAAATCGCAACTTTCAACTGATAATTCGTATTTCTCTTTGATTAGTTTGTTTTTTTCATATTCATCAAACTCTTTTTTAAGTTGCACAAATGATTGTTCCTTTATGGATAAATCATTCATAAGTGTCGTTTTTGTGTTTTTTTGCACAATAAGTCCATCTAATTCCGCAATTTTTGAATTTGTGATTGCTGCATTCATTAACTCAATTCCACAATGTTCACATTTAATTCCACCTTCGACTGAAGACTTCAATTTGTTAATTGAAGAAACTTCCGTGTCAATTTGAACAATTTCTTTATAAACATCATTATATTGCTCTTTAACCTCATCATGTTTATCTTCATGATAAAACTCACTTGGTTCAACAACTTTAAGTTCTTTTATTTTAGATATGAATGTGCTTTTTTCGTAGTTGATTGTGTTGATTTCTTCTTGTGTTTTTTCAGGATTCAATACAGAGATTTCTTGGTCAATATCAGAATGTTTTTTCTTTAACATTCCATCCCGATAATCTTTTCCTTTTTTAACTTTCTCCTCAATATCTTTCAACTCAATTTTAACTTCTTCAATTTTTTTCAAATTAGTAGAAATTGTATTTTTCAACTCTTCGTTGTTGTCTTTAAGTTGTTGTGAAGAATATACATTTGACATCTTTGATTTTGAAAAATCTCCGTATACTTCTTTTGCAACTTCTTCTTTTCTTTTCAAAAACTCCAACCCCATAAATCTTGATAACACCTGACCACGAGCAGTTGGTTTTGCTTCCAACAATTCTTCAAGATTTGATGCTGTTGTAAGAATGGTCATTAAAAAGTCTTCTTTTGTTCCAATAGAAGTTTTAATAAATGATTCAGTTTCACGTCTTTGTTCACCAGTAAAGTTTTGTAAACTACCATCAGATAATTTTTTAAAGAAGTCCAATTCTGTTTTTACATTCCATTCATTTTTCTTGGATAACTTTCTTTCAATGTTTCTAACAATAATGTAATCTTCACCATCGATTGATACTTCACCTTTTACATAAACTTTATCTTTATTTGTAAATCGGTTGAATATTTCTTCAGCCTTTGTTGTTTTGGTTGTTTCATTAAAAAACAAGAACATCAAAAGGTCTACCGATAAAACCGTCTTACCTCCAAAGTTTGGTGGGTCCGATTCGATAACAACAATGCCGTTAAGTTTTTCAAAATCTAATTTTTGATTTTCACCATAAGATAGAAAGTTTGAGAACTCAATGTTTTTAATATACCACTTTTTAAATTGTGTGGTTTCTTCGTGTTTTTCTAAAATCTTGTTTTCAACTATTTTATTAATTGAAAGGATTTCATCGGTATGACCTGTAAGACCTTTACCTTCCAAATATTGTCTCATCAACCCCAACTGGTAGTTTGTGTCAGTTATATTAACAGACACATCTATCGTTTGAACCTCATCTGTGTTTGTGATTTTAGCCTTCGTTAACACATTGACGTTTGTTGTGTTATACTTTTTGGAAAAGTAATGTTTAACACTTTTAATTTTGTCTTGTGTAAAATTTTCAGGCAAATCTTCCCAAACAACTTGAATAGTCGGATTTATAAACTTTGAAAAATCAAGGTCTTTAATCATAATATTGTAATTAAATTTTTTTGGTGGATTAAATAAATCCATAGTGATTAATCGTTTTCACCAACGTTGTGGAAACCTGAGATTTGCACTTTTGTTCCGTCTTCTAATATTGTGTCATAATTGGGTGTTTCCGTAGTATCATTATCTGTACCTTCAGAAACAACATCTTCAACATTTTCAGTGTCTCCTGACATTTTTTCAAATTGCTCTTTCATTTTTGCCAATTGTTCTTGCATAGCATCCATCCATTCTTTTTCCATCTTTTTTTCATTTTGCTTGATGTTGGCATTTCGTTTTGCAACTTTTTTTCTGTGTTCTTTTGCTTTTTTTCCCATCGTTTTATTTATTAATTATTTAGGTCTATTTTGTTCGTACCATTCAATTACCGAATTGATTGCCCAAACTGCCCCAGATGATAAAAAAGCATCGAAGAACCAAGATGCCCAAGGAGTAACTCCCAATATTTGGTATGTTGGTGAGTAAATTGTAATTGATAAGAACCATCCACAATGAAACCCAAAACACATCATACATTTAATCATATTAGATATAAAAATCCAAACACCATTAAATGGTGTCCATTCATTTTCCGCCCATTTATTAATTTTATTTCTTGGTCCGTTAAAAATACTTCCGTAAACAACAATATTACTTAATCCGTAAGCAATAATAATCCATAGTATCAATTGTGTCATAATTTTCTATTTTTTTTTAAATTATCTTCATCCCATAATGGTTGAAGGTTTGTATAGTGATTTAGTTTAATTAGTTCTTCTTCAGTCTTAGCTTCACAGAGTGGTATAATATGGTCTAAATGCCACTCACCATAATTATCCCAATTCATATTTTCAGTGAACTTATTAGAAATATAAGTTTTAAATTCTTCATAATCAAGACCGACAATTTCTTTGGTTTTTTTACCAATATGGTTTCCTTTCATGTAATCTCTGATTCTTTCTCTTAATCTCCTTTTCATTCTAAAAAAACCATCAGTTTTTAATTTATTTTTTCTCCACTCATCGTTTTTTTTTCTTTCTTTTTCTTTGTTTTTAAAATAATATTCTCTTCTTTTTTTTCTTTCTTCTTCAATGTTATTAAGATAATATTTCCTACATGATTCATTAAATTTATCTCTCCATTCTTGTTTTTCCCTATATTTTCGGGTTCTTTCCTTTGAGGTCATATGTGGATTTTTTTCCAAATATCTATTCATATTTTCATTATATCTATCGAGATTATTTTTTCTCCATTCTTTAGCTTTTTCATTTAATATATCCTTATTTTTTTCTCTGTAAAGTTTTTTCCTATTTTTTTCACATTCTTTACAATATGAATTTTTTCCATCTTTTTCATTTTTATTATTAGAAAATTCTTCATATGTTTTTTTTAAATTACATTTTTTACATACTTTCATAATTATATTGTTTTTATATAAATATGTGTTATTTATAAAATGTCCTATATGTTTTACATAATTTTATTTATATAAACCATAATGTTCATTAATCCATAACTTAAAATAAACCATACTAAAATTTCCATATATTTTTTTTTTAATCGTTTAAATTTGAACTCCCGTGAAATCTAGCCTTTATATATTCACCAGATTGTGGTTGTTGAAATGTTTTATTTTCTAATTCTTTAATTTGTTTTTTTAAATTTCTAATTTCTGTATTTAAATTTAATATCGTTTCTTGTAACATTTCTACCCTATTATTTGTTACAGGAATGTCTAAATTATGTCTAAGTTCGTCTAACTCATTATCTTTTTTAGACATTTCATTTTGGAAAATATTTTCCATTTCTTTTGTTTTAATTGAAAATTCTTGTCTAATGTTGTCAATTTCACTAGTCTTAATCGAAATTTCTCCGTTTAAGTGTTCTATTTTTGACAACAATTCATCCAACTGTTCGGAATTTTCGAACAGTTCGATTTCCAACTGTTGTATTTTTAACAACAGTTCATTTTCAGTTGTTTTGTCACTAATGTATTCTATTTTTGTGACAATTTTTTCAACCTCTTTAATAACCTCAACAGGTATTTCTTTAATAACCTCAACTATTTTTTCAACCTCTTT